CCGAAGAGTCAGACGAAGAGAGTGGATCAATCTCTATGGAATCCAGAATGACCGAAGACGACACCGAACACGAAACCGATGACGAGGACCTGACCCGCAAAGACGACGAAGGACCAACCTCCGATGAGGAAAAGAGTGGAGTGCCGTTGGGCGAAGACTTCGAGAGATGTGACGAGTTGTCCGACTCAGATTACATCGATCGAGAGCCCATTGGAAACGATCATTCTGGAGACCCAGATACAGATTATGAAGAGGATAGCGAGGAGGAGGGAGATGAAGGAGAAGGTGGAGAAGGAGATGAGGGAGACGAAGGCGACGACGCAGTTAGTGATGATGATGGGAAGCACGAGGAGGACCCCGAAGACGAATACCGCCATATATTTGAAAGACATATGGGTGGTGGACCGAATGAGCATGTACTCCCTCCGCGCAACCCTCTCGCAGACCCAGTGGTCCAACGCCAAGTACCGCCCCCCGCTCCGCCGCCAAGGGCGCCGCCAGCACCCTTTTTGAATGTAGATGACCTCAAGGGTCTGGAGTATAAGTATGAGCCGATCGTGATCCCCGACGAGATCCGCATTGTCATACCAGATGCACCAGACTTTGACTTTGACATGGTCATCCCGCCGAACCCTAGGTATACAGTGGATAAGTTAGTCTTTTCTACCAAGCCTGTCGGTGAACCAAAGAGGAAATTGTGGAGCCGAATAGTCCGCAAAGTGTATCAGGTGGCACCTTTTGTGCACCCCACCAAAACCAAAATTCTCAATCCTAACAATTCTGAGGAGTACAATGAGACAAGTCTCGTCACCGGCATCGAGCAGGAAGGTTTCCGCTTTGGACTTGCCAGTGGGGAGAGACAACCTTTTCGAGTGGAGAACAAAGAGCAGGAGATGCTCTACGTCGCTGCGGGATATAAGAGTGTTGAGAGATGCCCGGTTTACACTGAACTGCTCGACTACCTATATGACCCAAAGACTGGGAACTTAAGTAGACGGCGCATTGATCTGACGGGGAAGCTAATAGAAACTTACCCCCGCGCAATCAATGTGTCTGCTCTTGAGTCGCCAAATGCGAAAATCTACATGGAGAGGCCGAATGTCTTCAACAACACAGTTGCTTACTTCGTACAGAAAACCTTGGCTGCAGCTACTAAGGAACAAGATCGCCTAGCTGCCTCATATGCCCCGTCAAACGAGGGTTGGGCTCATTGCCATATCATCCCGAAGCAACCGAGCCCTACCGTCAGGGTTGCGTAGACTGTGTTTTGGATATGAGCGATCCTAAGAACGCTTATGTCTGGAACGACGAGTTTATCATACCTGATGGCAATATTTATTTCAAAGACGGTAATCTGGACTTCCCCCCTGGCGAGAGGAAGGACGGTTTTTACCGCACCCGTTTTGGCCCTATGGTTGGTCACAGCGGTGAAGTTTGTGGTGCAGAGGACATTAACCAGAATCTAGGTTTACGAAGGCTCACTGGAAAGAGAGCCCCAGAACAACCCGGGTTCCATGAACTCCTTTGTGAGAATCAGTCGCGCTGGTTCATCCGCAACAAACCATTTTTCCGTGAAGTTGGGAAACTTTACGAGCCGCACATGCAATCGTACACGTGCTCCGAAGAGGAGTGCGAGGAGCATTATGCCGACACGCACAAGAAACAAAGGCTGCGCATTGAGGCATTTAGGGAACTCTTGAACTCCGGTGAGCTGTCAAAAGCGAAATCACTGTGGGTGAAAAAGATTCTATGGAAGATGAAGAGGGCTGAGACTAAGAAATTTGGGAAGAAGACACGCATGATCGGAGATCTTGGCGTCGGTGCTTCCCTTCGAGGTTTTCGGCTAACTAACGCTCTTAAGGTGGCGCAGGCCACAGAGAGGGTTTACTACAAAGGAGGAGAGATTATGTTTTGCAAATCGCCCGACCCAGTTGCGCTGAGTGAGGCCTTTGACAAACTTATCAATCCACCCGGTAGGTTCTTCTTCGTCTACTTCTCCGATGACTCGTGCTTATCGATAAGGCGTGGAGATAAAATAGATCGTTACAATCTAGATATCTCTTCTTGCGACGCGTCGCATGGCCCTGAAATCTTTAAGACGCTTGTCGACATCGTACCCGAGCGTATGCGCGCAGACATGCAGATACTTGTAGACCAATGCAAGCTCCCTGCACATATTCAGTCGTTTCAAGACAGAAGGAAGAAAGTCAAACTGATCCCGAGAAGGCCTTTATTGTTCTCGGGCAGTACGATCACCACGGCGATCAACAATATCGCCAATCTCGCAATAGCTAAGTCTATCGCCGATTGTGACTACAGAGGAGAGGCAGACGTTATGTTCGCCGCCCAAGACGTAGGTTACATTGTCTCTGGTTGCAAGCCATTGGAGTTCATCGAGGATTTACAATTCCTCAAGAATTCCCCTGTACTTGATACCCAAGGCAATTGGAAGCCCATGTTGAACCTCGGAGTCCTACTGCGCGCTAGTGGCACTTGCGAAGGAGACCTCAATGGTCGTGGAGACTTGCGCGAACGAGCGCGTGAATTTCAGCGTGGACTCCTGCACGGAGCCTACCCCTTCACCAACTTTCAAATGTTGGACAACATGAAGATGGCTATGGGTGAGGGCAAGCTCTCGCAACAAGCCATGGACCAATTTGAGTATAAGGTCGTCAAGAACGACTCTTATCCGCCGTACCGCTGCGACGAGGACTCGTTGTATCGCAGGTACCGGCTCACGCCTCTAGAGGTTGCTGAGTTGCTCGAGTTCTCCAAATCTGACGTGTTCACGGAATTTAGCAGTGGTGGCGCTTCTAAAATCCTCAAGACTGATTATTCTCTCACCACCCTGGATCATGTGGGGCGCGAAGTTTTCTGAACTCCCTCATTCGAATAAGTCGTTCCAAGAATTTAACA